TTGCCATCTTTAGTCTTCCTTTTGAATACATAGATTGGTCGTCCACCGTTTTGTTCGCTACCTTTATATGGTCCGAACATCTTTTTGATCTTTGATTTGATTGACTTTTTCATTTATATACTCCTAATTTTTTGTCTCTTGCCATATCTTTTGCCATACCACAGTTGTAAAAATCTATGATAATGTCATCTAATTCATCTGAATCTAATAAGAACCATTGAGAATTACCATCAAGCCATAAATGGATAGCATATGCCCCTCGCATAATCCATTCAAAAGGTTTTGCCAACCTAGGTTTTGGTCTAATATTACGTATTGATTCAATCATTTGGCCATTTACCTTTCAGTACCATTAGTGCGATGATAGAATAGTTGGCTAAGTCAGCAAAGGAATCCTCAAGAGATTCATTCTGTGCATCCTTACCAGTGTCAATGAGATTGTTGATACGTGCTACCTTGTCCCACATACGCACACGCAAGCCATTGAGTGGGCCTCCAGGACTTTGTGAGATGTTCTTTGGACCGTAATCCTTATGCTTCTTGAGTAGCAAGTTAGTGAGTGTGTCGCTGATCTCCCATAGATCTAACTCAAAATCAGTTGGTCCGAGATCGTCAAACTTATATTCATTTAACTTTTCAGGGTGTGCTCTCTCACGAAGCGACCATGTATAATCGTAATCAAGTTTTTTAATTGCGTCTACTAGATTAGTTTGCCTTTGCTTATTCTTTTTCATTTCCATCTTTCTTGAGTAGTTTTTCTAGGTCACTTATCATGTCGTCCATCTCACCAGCAACGACAATCTCTTCTACGAACTCCTCTAGGTCGCCATCACTAACATTGACCATCATCAAGGTTGCACTCTGAACAGCATCCCATACACCATCAAGATCGCCATGATTAGCAAGGTCATTGATGAGGCTAAGGAATGTGAATAGATCAAATGAGAATCTCTTATTGAGGCGCACACCCCACTCAAAGTCCATGTTGCAGTGCTGTAGGAACTCGAATATATCTGAGGTACTAAAGCCACAGTCATCATCACACTTGAGGATGCCGTCTTTATTTGGTACTAACATTATGCACTCGCAATCTTCTGTTGGAAATATTCTACACCATTTGTCCGATATATGCTGTTCACATCCTCGCCATCAGGCATGGTCACAATGGTCAGATTGGGCAATTCTTTGGCTAACATCTTGCCAAACTCAGACCCAGCATTGTCACCATCGGCAAAGAGAAACACTCTCTCGAAGTCTGAAAGTAGTCTGGTGTAATGCTTTTTCCAGTTGTTCACTCCAGGGACCCCCACCGCAGGTATCCCGCAAACTGTATCAAGCGTGATGGTGTCAATCTCGCCTTCACAGATAGAAATATATGAGGACGCTTTGAAGAATGAACCCACGTTATAGAGATGGGTAGTCGCCCCGCTGATCCCCATGTACTTTGGCTCTGAGAGGTCCATCGACCTGAATCGAAGGTCAACCACCCCCGAACGCGTAAGATACGGAATCGCCAAGCGATTGATATAGGCTTCATGACCCGTGAGCGGCTCTAGCACGACGCCCAAGCGCATTTTCAGGGCGTGTTCCATTGTTATACCCCGTTCTGCGAGGTATTCCTCCGCTTCGTGCAGGGCGCTGTGGTAATACTTTGCCGCTCTGGTCAAAGATTCCTTTTGCAAGTGTGATTGCTTCACGAAAACCAACTCCTTCTTTTAACATAATGATAGCATACGCATCGCCTTTATATTGGCAACCATGACACTTAAAGATATTATCTCTTAGGTTGACTGCAGCAGATGCATGTGAATCATCGTGGAATGGGCATTTAAGTTTAGCCCAACCACTACGGGTAGGTACAACAGCACCATAGTATTCAAGTATTGTTGTTATATCTGGCGCATCATTCATTTTTCATCGCCTTCTTTAGTAGATCTAAATACACTGACCCAGGCATTGTAGCATACCAATCTCCAGGAGATGATTTACCTTTGCGCTTGTGCCATACAACACCAGTCCATGCCTTAGCATGCTTGATCTCGACAATAAGTTCTTCTATCCATCCAGATAGTGCCATGCTCTTGTGATCTTTAACTTCGATGCACACACCATTGACACCAGCGATGTCGCCCTTATCTTCTTGTGCCCCTGCTAAACGCCTTTCAGCGTATGGGTATCCATTCTCAATCAGATAGGTGACTACATCTCTTTCGGCTTTGGAGCCTTTTGCTTTCGCTGCACTACTCATCAGTACCATCCATTTTTCTTGTGGAACTCTAACGCCTTTACAGGAGTCTTGTAGCGGTGCTTAATATATTTGAGCCCTAAGTCAATCTGCTCCACCATAGGTGTACGCGGATCCATCTTGAGCAATTGCGGAATGCCATAGGCAGTGGAGCGAGGATTGTCTGCTGTGTAATCCCAGCGTGACTCTTTATCCCATAATTCTTCTAGCGCTATCCATTGAAGATCGCTGTTATATAGCGAAAAAACCTTGATTTTGGCTACTTCTCGGGCTGCTAACTTCATCTCAGACATGGCTGGCGATGAGCAGTGGTAAAAGATTTCTTTTTCAATATCTATAATTTTTTTCTGGATAAACAACGCACCCACAGTGTGGGGAAGTGTACCCACAAAGACTACAAAAACCATCAAGAATATGTAGTTTCTTAGTTTCATCTTTACTCCTCAATTGGGGCAGTTGCCTGTGTTCCACAGTCAGCGCACTCCATATCTCTGAAATACATTCCTATTGTATTATCTTCATCGAATACTACTTTAAGATTCCAAACGAAACATCCACATACACAGACACGGGTAGGTTCACCTCTGATGTCCATGGCTTGCGTGTAGTCAGGTTTTAATTCATTTATATCTTTCATACAACAACGCGTTCTGGGATGTCTGAAACATCCATATACTCTGGGTTAAACTGCAACCAAAAAGCCGTATCCCCAGTTGGATCTGCCTTACCATAGCGGTTCTTAACTGCTGCTACAGCGATGTAGCCTGGTGCGTTAGTCCCCACTGTACAGATAAGTGCAGGCAACTGTGCCACCATACCCTGCAAAGCAGAGCGTGGTTGACATGGGTTCCCCGTATACGACTCCTTGGTGTGGTGCAGTATTAGTACAGCAGCGTTGGTATCTCTTGCAAGATACTTCAACTCTTTGATTGTAGAGCGCATGTTCGCAAACTCTTCTCCCCCATCATTAGAGATATCCATAAGGTTATCAACAACAATGAGAGTCGGCGAACAGCCCCACAACTCCTCGAATGCTTCTACCTCTTGATCGAGATCTGCCAGCGTAGGTGCTGACTCAAACGACCAGAAGATATGTCCCGAGGAATCATTAATTATTTTACGACTACCTTCAACATCTTGGTTGAGCATATTCTCAGCCTCTGATTGGGGTTTGCCAGTAATCATAGAGAGCAGACGCATAGCCATTGTATGGGCGTTTGTGTCGGCTGATACATAGAGAGTAGGAACCTTAGCCCGTAGCGCAATAGCCAAGGCTAGCGTCGACTTACCAGCACCAGGAGTGCCAGCAATCATCGAGACTTCGGATCTGCGTATGACTATCTTGTTGACGTCAAACGTGCGGAATACAGATGGCAATGGTTCGCCACCGATATCTTTGCCACCAACTGCACGGGCTAGGGTTCTCATCTCTTAGAAACTATTCCAATCTGCATCATGTCTGCGTACCCAAATAGGTTCGCACTGATCTGGTGTTCCCTTAGGTGAAGGACACATGTATGCCTTCCAAGGACCTTTAGCACCAGCGCCTGTTCTCTTGGTCATTACACCGTGAGAACAACTCTTTGATGTTGGTCCTACATTACCAGCAGGATTGGTTGGATGTGCAGCATGAACTACCTCAGCCCCTGGAAATGCTGCTGCGATATTTGTAACTGCCTGAACACCATTAGTAGGTGCTCCTGTTAGAGACTGTGCCATGATCTTGAGTACATCTTGTGACTCTTCGATACCGACAGCATTCTCTAGTGCTTCACAGAAACCTGCATAGGTTTCCGATGCTACCACGAAGATACGTCCATCGGGTAGTTTACTGCTGACTTGGAAGTTTCCAGTCATTTGTTATCTCCTTTTTTCGTCGAGTGAAGAAACTTGCATGATGATATTACACCACATCTGCCACAGTTAGATAGGTTGGGCAGGAAGATCGTACTCTTGCGAGCCAGATCAAAGGTGTTAAGCATGTCCTCGACACGCTCTGAGTGTAAGAATTCTAGGTTCCATTGTGAAACAGTACCAGTACGTGCATCCCAGAAGCCTGCCCTATCGACAGTAATCCCATGCTTCTCCAGCGCCCATGCATACACTGCAAGTTGCAGAGGATGCCTCTGGGATGACGCACCAGTCTTGATGTCGATGAGTACCCTATTCCCATCGAAATCGGTCATGACTCTATCGATTGCCATCTTGACGACAGTATCCTCGATAGGAATTTCATACTCTTTTTCTATAAAATCTTCGTAGACATTCCAGCCATTGTTGCGGAACTTGATCCACTTCTCAAGCATCCAGATGCCTTCGCCGTACCACCACGACATATCCTCACGCTTGGCATACTGCCACTCGCTCATGTCTCCATGGAGTTCTTCATCTTCTTTGACCTGATCAAACCAGACCTTGTTCCAGATGGTTTCTAAATCTCCACCTTCAATGTCATAGACTTCTGTAGCCTTATGTACGGCTGTGCCACCTGTGAACCAGACTGCATGTGCTTCTTGTACCTTCTCGACTTTGGTGAGATAGTACTTCCAGCCACACTCTTGCCACGTGGTTAGTGATGAATAGGAAATATGCTTTGGTAATTCGCTCATAGAAGTACTATATCACACGATTGTGCTTTAGGAAGATTGAACCCTCCACGAAGTCAACCGCGTCGTCGATATCCGATTCGATATCTATCCAGAGTTCTGACGAACTCCCCAGTACACTACATCTCCGCATTTCTTAACCTCCTGCCTGAGTCCTGATTTTAAGAAATGCCCCCCTACCCCCCAATAAAAATTGGTGGTTCAGGGAGGCGATGAACTAGGCTTTGCCGTCGTCCGTCATTTGAAGTTTCTGCCCCACGGTTTAACCCGCCCGAATATTAAATCATATGATACGATTCTCCGCATGATAGAGATAGCGCTATGTGGTGAGTGTCGCAAGACGATCAACACCGAAGATGATACCTTTGTAATTGTCGACAAAGTATACTACTGCTACGATTGTTGGAGGAATGTCTGATGCCTACCTACGACTATGAATGCGCTGGGGATGGGGAAGTCATAGAGTTCACCCTGCCCTTCGACCATGAGGCTCCTGTATGCGCCTGTGGCGACGTTATGAGGCGTGTTTTTACGGCAGTTCCAGTCAAGTTTAACGGCTCAGGATTCTACTCAACAGGTGGATAGAAACGACAAAAAGCCCCCCACCAGAGTATTTCTACTCGGATGAGGGGCTAAGTGTCTTAAATCGCCTGCTAGGGCCTTAGAATGGCCTTATTTGGAGCCTGGACCGTAATCCTTTGAGTTCTTGTTAGCCCATTTAGCCAGTGGTGCGGCCAATGCGCCGATTACTACAGCATACTGTGGAGCCATATCTGTAGCAAGAGCGATACCCATGGTTACGGCAGCAGCCACAACAGCAAGAGCATAGTCCTTGATAGCCTTCTTGTACTTTTCAGATAGTGTAAACTTCTTCATTTTGTATCCTTCTTTTTTGGTAGTCGTTTTACTTTGGAAACAATCTTGCCTACTACTTTAGCCTTGCCTAACCATGGGAACCATGCGGATTCATCGTTTCCATAGCCCTCCTTGATGGAGATATGCAAGTGCTTGTTATGCGGATTGGAACCTGTATACTTCAAGACACCCTTAGCCTGTGACCAGATGCGTCCCTGAAATATTAGATAACTTACTCGTTCATCATCTTGCAGTTTGATAAATAGTTCTACGCAGTTAATGCCATGCTTTGGGTCATGAGTCAGATCAACTGCAAGACCAGTATTGTGGTCTGAGTTAGGACTGGCTTTGATATGAGCAGCACTGGGCAGGAGCCCATCGCTGGCCTTGGCCCGATTCGGTGACAAAGCCGTTGCTTGACGCAGAACAGCAATTGCAGCAGGTGTGGCTTTCTTGGCTACAGGTTTCATTCGAACTCACTTTCGTTGTATCAATATCTGGTAGAGGATTTCTACTTTTTCCTCGAGACGTATGACCGAGTCCTTGAGGCTTGAGCCTGAATTGGGCTTGAGTTCATAAAGGTAATGCTTGACTAGCCATCTAACAGAACCAGCGAATGCTGATATTACTGCTATAATGGACACGATTAGTCCAGCCCAATTTGCTGCGGTCATTGGTTGCGCTCCTAGGAGTTAGATGGTGCGGATGGTTGCTACGAGGATTCCACCGAATCCAGAGAAGCGTTTGTCTGACGGTGTTCTATTTATAAATTGAATGCTTTCAATAAGACCTAGATAGGACTCACCAGTGCGGAAATCTTCAACACGGATTGTATCTCCAAGGCTTTCTACTGTTTCTAGCAGGGTAAGTTTATCATATGCTGCGCCTTCATGCCCAACCTGATTACCAAATGAATCCTTTTCTCTATCATAGCAAAGAAGAGGATAAGATATTAATCTTTGTCGTGAAACGGCTGGCAATGATTTAAGTTGATACCCAGAAAATATAGGTCCCTTTGTAGTATCAGTTGAAGAGCGAGATATAGTAAATTTGAAAGATAGATATTCCTGAGCACCTACTGGGTAAGAGACTGAGGCCTCTGGGGTAAAATCACCTTGAGCGAAAGATCCAACTTGATACTCTGCTCCAGATTTATCAACAGATCTAATGGTTATCCCACCATTGGTATTGTCGATACGCGCCTTTATATTCTTGAATATCTTATTCTCAAGAGTTCCATAGCGGATGGCACCAGTAGTAATATATCCATTTGGAACTAGAGTGCTAGCAGATTCCATGTAGACACCACCATCAGTTGTATTATAAGCAGTGCAAAATACTAAACGATTGGTTGTTCCCATAAAAGCAACTGCAGTTGTTGGATGATCAGTTTGATGCGCTCCAACTAAGTCCGTTGCATAGGCAAATCGTAATGGCTCACCCTCAATAATTTGACTAAGATCAACACGGGTAAGACCAGCATTAGGACTTACACCTGTAGTAACCCATGCAAAACGATCAGCACAGGCTACGTCATAGACAGGCTGAGTCGACTCAAAGATAAGAGGGCCGTATTGCAGGGAACCGTCTTGGTCATTAACGTTAGAAACGCGTAGACCCTTACTGGTTCCGATAATCATGTAGCCTAGATAGTAATAGATTTTCTCAATTATTTCTCCTGATGGAAATTCAGCAGCAACCACAGCCTGTGTTAGGACTGGCATAGAGCCATTAGTTCCTAGTGTGTACTTCTGGATAGTTGAGTAGATACCAGAGTGACCTGCAGTGTAGATAGCAGGGCCAGAGGCCGCTACAGAAGTGTAGTGATAATTTGTGTTGGGGTTAGTATACACCAAAGTACCGCCACCAGCACCAGTTAACGATGTTGCATTTGTTGGTAATTCGTATACCTCATTGTTGATGCAAAGAATAATACGATCTTTGACAAACTCCATAGCAGCATGAGTAATTGTGATAGCGTTTGCCGTGAACATAGGTGATGGAATAGTTGTAGTATTGTCACTCAGCAACTTCTTGTACATGTGGAGTCTTGGAGTACCGCTTACATTTGCATTTGTAACCCAATATGCATATACACCATCATCACAGATAGCATAAACAGCCTCTGCGCTACCAGTATTGTAATCAATAAAGTGAACTACTGGATTAGTTACACCAGTACCTATTGGAGACACTGCTGTTGAGGCCACTGTTCCACTTGTCGCTGTCGTATATGTAAATGTGGTTGTTGTAGGAGTACCAGTAATAGTATAAGTACCATTAAAGGTAGCGTCTACACCAGTGATTGTTATCTCTAGACCAGAAGATAATCCATGTGCTGCGGTAGTAGTCAGTGTCGCTACGTTAGTTGTCCGTGCCTTATTACTGATAGATACAGTAATTGCTGGGTAGATCTTATCTACATCATACTCATCATGAACCAAAACACCGTTGATACCAGACCATTGAATAGATCTAATGTGCTGTTGAGGATGCTGATGGTCAGTTCCAACTATAGGACCAGTTGTAACGTGAACACTAGTTGTATCTTTGAGTAGGGTTACTTGACCCTTAACCCAAGGGTTGACACCCTGGGAAGCAAAGTAACGGTAATCTATAGACTCACCAGAAGCAGGATCATAAAAATTAATGCCCGTACCACCATGAAAAGATGACTGAGCACGAACCCACCAACCAGTAATTGATTGCTCGCCAGGTTCATTTGACTGGTCAATCTGCTGCTTACGATACTGTGCAGTTTCTCTAGTATGCGGAAACTCATCTCCAGTATTAAGGAAGAACGGCATATCGTTAATGGCTATGTCATATGCTTCTGAATTAGAGGAATAACTAATAGCACCAACTGGATTGGAAAGGGATAAAGGTAAACCCTCAGTGATATCATAGCCGTAGGACATTATTATCTCCTTAAAATAGTTAGTTCAATACTTTATTTGTTGTATTATTTAAGTATTGCTTGTGTAAATATAAACAATGCCTTGAGTACCAGAGTTGCCAGCACCACCTACGGCGCTATCGTCGAAAATCGACGTACTTGTATTTTCAGCATATCCAGCACCGCCACCGCCAGCACCACCTGCGCCATAAATTGTGCTCGATGTAGTAGCAGCCGCTCCATTAGTTGCAGAAGGTGTTGATGCCCTAGCAGTTCCACCAGCGCCAGCAAGTTTGCCACCTGTACCTGTACCAGCCACGCCACCAGAAAATGTTGTAGTAGAAGTGCCTAATGAAAGTGCACCACCACCGCCACCAGGACCAGAAATTCCAGCGCTTCTTGTAACATTGCCTAAAGTTGGTCCTAGATATAATGTCATTGAATTAGCAGAAACACTACTGCCACCAGTGAGACCATTTCCAGTAGAACCTCTGGAACTTCCACCATTAGCACCAGTAGTTCCTGATGCTGAAACGAATCCAGATACGGAACAAGTTCCATTGACAAAAGAACTATTTTGTCCATAACCAGAGTTTGCTAAACTTGCAAAAGTGGAGGGACTACCAGCGCTTCCAGCAGATACATTAAAACTATCTCCTGGGTTCACTCCATAATCTTTGAAAGCAATTCCAGGTGAACCACCGCCACCTGCTCCACCTGCTCCACTTACTCTATAAGAACTGCCATTTCCAGTAGATCCTGCACCGCCACCGCCTATGAGAAACACCGCTATTCTTCTAGCGCCTGCTGGAACTGTCCAAGTTTGGCCGCTACTTACAATTGTTGCAGCAAGAGAGTAATCAGGTAACGGTCCAGATGTTAAACCAAAACCGCGAACAGAGTTACCTGCTATAGTTCCTAATAAAGGCATTGTTACTCCTTATGCAAACTTTGTTTGGCTAGCAAGTACTGTGTATGTTGGTGTCGCTGCCGTCTTAATAATTGTTAATGAGTAAGCATCAATAGAAGATGCGCTACCTGCAGTCGGTGCTATACCGTTCTGCCATTTTGGAGTAACTGCTGAACCATCAATTTGATACGTAGTTGGATAGTAAGCAGTCGTTCCATTGGTTGCTAGGAATACAACGGTTATAGCATCACCTACTTCTAAGACTGAACTAAGTGTTGCACCCCCACTGGCACGAACATTGAGTGTCCAGTTACCAGTAGCGTTAACTGTGTAGTATAAAACACTTCCAACGGCTGCCTCAAAGTTAACAGTTCCACCTGCTGCTGTCGCTGAAATTGTCGTGCGCTCTTCTGGTGATTTAAGAATAGGATTATTAAGGGTTGGAGCAGTAAGAGTTGGGGTAGTAATAGTTGCGCCAGTAGTAAGAACTACTACTCCAGTACCAGAAGATCCAGAGGCACCAGTTCCACCATTTGTAATAGGTAATATTCCAGTAACGCCAGTAGTTAAAGGTAATCCAGTAGCGTTGGTCAATGTACCTGATGTTGGTGTTCCAAGAATAGGTGTAACAAGTGTTGGTGAAGTTGCAAAAACAAGAGCACCTGATCCTGTTTCTCCTGTGACCGCGGCGGCAAGGTTGTCAGAAGAAGGAGTTCCGAGAAATGTTGCGACGCCTGTACCTAATGAAGTAACGCCAGTACCACCGTTTGCAACAGGCAATGTTCCTGTCACTCCAGTTGTTAAAGGTAATCCAGTTGTATTTGTAAGTACTCCTGAAGCGGGAGTTCCCAAGGCAGGAGTGGTCAAAGTTGGTGAAGTTAAAGTTTTATTTGTTAAAGTCTGAGAACCAGTAAGGGTTACCGAACTGTCTACACCTGATGTATAGTAGTTAAGGTCATCAGATGTAAGCACATGTTTTACAACCGCACCACCACTATGAGTAATAGCAGATGTACCAGCACGGGCTCTTACTATGGTAAGGGTATCAGAAGTCACATTTTGAACAAAAACAATTTCTTCATTTGCTGTATCTGGGTCAATTGCAACCGTAAACTGGTCTGGGTATACACCACCAACTGCTGGTCCAAGCGTCTCCCTTACTAGGGATGCAGCAGTACCAGTAGCAACTACCATAGTTGTAGCGGTACTTGATATGCCAGAAGCAAGAGTTGTTTCAACGCTTGTGCTTGTATATTTACGTGTCATTTGTTTTCCTTAGCGTATTGTATAGTGAAGTTTGACTGGATATTTGCCTTGTAACTTTCCTGCTTCTTCGTTAAGACGTTGCTGATAAAGTGCAAGTATGTATTTTGCTGAGTTGGTTCCAGCCTGTGAAGGTAATTTGCTGTCTGCAGCGTCTGACTCAGCAGATGTTAGATTAATACGACCAGCATCTACATAAGAGAGCAACTTGTGACTTGCACCCAAAGTGATTACATCTCTGCATGACTCTGGTAGACCTGTCACATCAGCAAAATCTTCGGTGTTTGATTCAAGAGTATTAGGTTCAGTTGTGTACCAGACCTGTATTGTGCGTCCTGCTTGGACATCATCATAAATAGAAATAGTTGAGGTTGATCCAAATGACGCTGCGTTAGCCATTCCATCCATACGCCACTTGCGAACTGGTAGCCATTCTCTAGTGGACCCAGTTGTTTCCCATGAGACACTCAAAACATCTTGGCAGTCATCTGGCAATGCGTAACTTATTTTGGCTGAATTATAACTAAATGTAGTAGTGTTAATTGCCCACAGTTTAGGGAATACGCTATTGATTGTATCGTTAATAGCCTGTTTAATAGTCACTCGTGGGAATGTAGGGGAAAGGGTTACTTGAGCATATTGAGCATGTGGTGCAGGATTAGTACCCTGAAATCCTCTGCCAAAGCCTGGAATAACATTTAATACGCTAGAGATTTTATCAAATGAGTCAATCCATATAAGTTCGTCATCGATTTCGATAACACCTTTTGCAAGGTTGTTAGAGGAACCAATAGAGATTGAGTTTGATGTAGTGCTGATACCACCAGCATTGGCAAGATAAGTAATACGATCTTGACGCATTGTATAACCTTGGAGGTTAGCGCGAACCTCATCAACCATATCTTTAAGTGTTGCCATTTATCTTCTCCTGATAGAAGCGCAGGTTGTTCTGCAGCCGTTCGTCATTTGGGTTTATTTCTATTGCTTTCTTTCCATACTTATAAGCCAA